TGATCTGTCAGATATTCCCCAAGCCTTATTTCCACTAGCGTACGTCATTAGGTCCTCAAATATCTAATACTAGGTTGTAGTTTCAATGGTGTGCGTCCTTCATCTTCGTCGGCAGCACGCTGAAACTCTTCCTCGTATATAGCTTTCAAAAATTGCAACCTGTCGGGTGCCCGTTTCATACCCATGTAATACGCCAGTCCCGCCACCATGCAAGGATAGAAGCGAAAAGGCATGTCCGTAGTATTAACTAAGTTATCTGCGTCATCTATTCTGCGAACATAATAGTAGACAAGTTGATCTGTTGAGTTTTCTGGGACAGCCCATAAATTTATTACAGGGTTAATTTGACGATCAAAGTAAAACTGGCTTGGACGACCTTGAGTTGTCTTGCTTGGTAAACCAGAGTAATCCCCGCGACTAATCCGATCTATAGAGTAGTCCGTATTATTTCTACGAACGGTTACATCAAGAACATCGACGACATCCGCTAGTAACGTCTCCTGTGCTTGCCCTTGAGTAAGAGTGATCGTAGCCTGTTTTACCGTCCAAAGGTTTAACCCTCGATTAGCCCAGTCAGCAAACATCAGATTTAAAGACCTTCGAGCCGTCCTGGCGTCGTAGCCTGTGCGAACTTCCAATCCACACCGCTCGTAGGCTTCTTCGATAATCTCGCCTACGTCTAAGTTAAAGTCTCTAGTTCCTGATACTGTCATGTCATTAGCTCATGTTGCACTGGCGTGGATTTTTGCCAGCCATTACAGCACCGCCGTTGCGATACCCTTTAACCTTACCACCACCCATATAGCCTACTTTACCGCCTTGCTTATATCCCATGCGTGCCGCCACTTGAGGAGATGATTTTTTCAAGGCTCTCATGCCTGCGCCTTCGTTACCTGCTGGAATTTCTTTCTTCATGATTTTTTCGTCCTCTTCCTTTTGGCTGGAGACACCCGACGCGGTTTACCCGCAGGCTGTCCTAGTTTAGATTTCTCACGCACCTTACTACGTTTTTCACTCGCTGTCATTTCTTTGCTGGTCTTAGGTGTTTTAGAACTTACACGTTTGCTTGGACGACAATAAGGGGTGTCTCGTTTCTCCCCCTTTTTTCGACCACAAGGTTTGCCCGTTCGAACGTCCTTCCAGTCTTCTTTAAACCATCTTTTTAAGGCCGCGCCTTTTTTTGTTTTTCTAACAGCCATCAGTAGCTATTCGTTTCTTTGCGACGACCTTCTTGCACACTACCGCAACCATGGGCAATAAACCCTCCGTTCGCCAACTTTTTCTTTACAGGGCGTTTTCTTTTTTTAGAAGATTCTCCCCAGTTTGCCGCTCCTACTTTTCGGCACTTGGCTACCGCTCCGCTTGCGTACGCGCTGGGCCATACCTTGTACCTTGCCTTCACCTTCTTGGCGCAGGCGTCTAACTTTTTCTTTTTTTGCTTTGCCATTATTTATCCCCTCTGGTGGCGTGGACACCTGGAAGGGTATTGATGTTCTGCTTATACTCATTAAAACGTGCGCTCCGTACTAAGAAATCTTGCCACATAGGTTTAATCATATCGTAGTTCTCTCCTACTCTATAAGTAATAACCGCAGTATCCGCTTTAAGCTGATACAGTTGAAGTGCCCCCCAACTTAATAAGCCAATAGTTGCTAATGAAGCTAAGTTATTAAAGTCTAGTTTCATCATTACCATGCCTTGCACGACCAGTATTTGGCCTTTAACTTGTCTAAAGTGCCTTTATCACAACCGTGTCTAGCTCGGAAAGACTTCCTACGTTTAGGGTTGTCTTTCTTTATGGTCATGTTGGCATCTCCAAACCTGATTATTTTTTCTTTTCCTTTAGAACAAGCCTTTACAACAGATTTTTTGCCGCCCGAAATTTGTCTCTTGGGCTTGTTGCACTTCATCTTAGACTTGTCGATCTTAGCCATATCTACTCCACGAACACTGTTACTCTTGTTTGGCCTGGCATAGTCACATATAAACCTTTTTTAGCAAGAATACCGTCTCCAGGGATGTACACCTCGTCACTTCCTTGCGTTGTAAGATCTATCTCCAACAAGAGTTTTCCAGAGGCCGAGGAGTCGTTGTCATGCACCGTAATAGTTCCAGACGCACCACTTTCATAAGTCGGAATAACAGCCTGTAAACGGCAGCGACGAGTTACCATCGCTGCCGAAGTATGTGAGTGAAACGATGTTACTTCGCTTCCAACCATTCAACCCTCCTACGACAGAATAATTGTCAACTGGTTATTGGATCCCGTGAAAGCATCAATAAACACACCCGCACTAGCGATAATGCCGTCGTCGGGGATATTCATAACGTGATGCCCTGTAGGAAACGTCTGAGTTAACAAGACACTGCCATTAGTGTCTCCGTCTTTGATCGTAAACGCGCCTGCGGCAGCAGCATAAATTACGACCTGCCGAAGACGAGAACGGTTAGGCCCAACAATCGCAGCCGTTGTGCCTTGAACCCAATTATATGCGGTTACTGGACCTGCCATTTAAGCTCTCCTTATGGACGGATTACGGTGTTATAAGCCTGCGCATACATAATCGTAATCACAGCCACCCCAGCGGTAGTCGCCGCGCTGTTGGTAACTGTAAGTTTAAGATCGGCAGACCCGGTGTCAGCCCACTCACCAGTCCCACCACCTTGCGTAGTGATTGTTTTAAGACCAGCGGTTGTGCCCGTTGCCAATGTGTTTAAGATTGTTGTTGCACCACCCACAGTGTCACCAACGCTCAAGTTTGTTGTAGCGTTAGCCGCAGTTGATAAATCAACAACACAATCAATAATCTTTGAGTTTGCTGGGATGACCATGTTAGTCGCTCCAGCCGCAATAGCACCGTTAGATAAATCCATTGTATGCGTTTGCATCATAACAACATAACCCACGTTTGCGATGTTCTCACCGACAGTCGTGCCTGTTGTATTCTTAATATTACCTGCCCGAATTGGACCTGAAAAAGTTGTATTAGCCATGAGGATCTCCTGTCTTGGCAAATGTCAGCCACACCATGTGACTGTCAGGGATACCAAAACAATACACGACCTTCATGCAAAAAGAAAGGGGCAACCTAAGTTGCCCCAGTCAGTAGGGAGGAGGTAATGAACTTACCCCCAATACCTTAACACAATTTACGCTCCAGGAGAACCGTAAATACAACGTGGGTCTGAGAACCCGAAGCTGTAACGCTCACGCGCTTTAAAGCGCATGTTGCCTGTGTCGAAGTCGGCTTCCATACCAGTAGTCATTGGAGTCCGCTCGAAGTGGATCATACCACGAGGCGCGTCTGTCATGACAAAGAAGTGATCCGGATCAGTCAGGAAGTCATTGACGGCATAGCCTTCAGGTAACATTCCCATTGAACGGATTGCGTTCGTGTCATTGTCTGCTGTGCCGACGCGAAGGTTTGAAACCATCAAACGCTCTGCAACGAATTGCAGTTGACGTGGGATGACCAATTTAGTGCCTCGTAAAGCAACCTTCAAACCGCGCTCGTCAACAAAACCAGCGATATTGATAAGGGCATCTTCAAGAGATGTCTCATTCAAATCTGCTGCTGTTGCTGGAGTATTGGCAAACGTACCACCGTTAGTAAGTGGGTGGTTAGTCGCACATAAAGCAACGCCGTCACCGCCTGCTGTCGCACCGCCAGTAAAGGCGTTGTTGAGAACAGCAGCAGCTTTAACCTGCTTTGTGTGTGCCATAGACCGAGCCAACGCACGAGTGTAACGCGAACCAAGACGATCATAAAGATTGTCTTCGATAGCTTCCTCTGTTATTGAGAACGCTAATGCGATAGTTTCGTGGTTGTAACGGGCTGTATAAGCCTCGTTAGCATCGTCGTAGTTAATTGCAGAACCTTCCGATTTGGTTGGTGCTGCGCCGAAACCTGACAACATAACTTCTTCTTCGAATGCTCGATCAGAAGATTCTGTTGTAAAGATCTCTGCATGCTGGTTTTCGTACCGACTGTACTCCATACCGAACAAAGCGTTGAGACCTGGTTCTAGCTCTTTCGCTAATTGTGCGCGAGAAATAGCCATTCTTTAGACCTCCTTATACGCCAGTGGTTGACGGAGTACCAGCAGCAATCGCGCCATTGGCGGAATTGAAACTGTTATTCAGTCGAACGATTAATGGAATACCAGCCGCAGCGAAGTCTGCATTTTCAGGGTCATCTTGGATGCCCATAATACGCAGTTGCAATGCCGCAGTGGTGGCGATTGTGCTAACACCCAACTTAGCCGAGGAAATACCTGTGGTCGAAGAACCAGAAGTACCCGCCGCAAAGTTTGCGTTTGCGAACACATGACCACGAGCAGTTGCTTCGCTTGTTAGCGAGGCGTCTGACGCAATCACGAATGTTTGCATTGGGTTGTCATACACGAAGGCCACGACGGGATGATTAGAATCCGCGCCTGACCCAGGCCAGTTGTTAGAGTAAATCTTTTCACCAGTGGTTGACGAAACGTATTCACAGCCCCAGAAAACACCTAAGAGACCTACCGAACCACCTGCAGCCGCGCCAACTATGTCAATAAAACCAGTTGATAGCGGAATAACAGGGGATCCTTGGTAAATCGCGTTAGAGTTCCCAGAGGCGATGCGATACTCGGTCATACCAGTGGTGTTTGTAGCCTGACCGACTACACCGATCGGACGAAGTCCGAAGGCACCGTTAGTATTTGCCATGATAGCAATCCTCTATAAGTTAATCGGAGTCTCTACGAGAACCTCCGAATGTTACACGACTTTGCCGATTGTTTTGAATCGGCATTGAAGGATGTTGTTCCTTCATAAGGTCCTGATCCACAGCTACCATTTGTTCGCGGGTGCGGCCCCCGTAATACGCGTTTCTTTCTTGGGCTGTTTCGACAGGAATACGGCACAGCATCAGACCACCTTGTCCGATGACCCCTTCAAATCGACCTTCGTCAATCGTCGGAGCCTCATAATCTGGATATTCATCTTTGCGGACGGGTTCCCATCCTTCACGAAGTTTGGCGTTGACATTCATCTTGTCTTCTTCGCCTCTCATCGCAACTCGTATCCAACGATGTGTAAATCCCTCTGGGGGACTTGGTGCAGCTAGGTGACTGGGCGGTGCCCAAGGTTTTCTGCGCGAATCCAATTCGCGTGTTGCGTTTTTACGCGGTGTTCTAGTATCAGCCATTTTGTTACTCCTTCACATACTTGGCGTATTCTTCAAGAGGTACGCCCAGTTTTTTCGCGATAGCTACTTGTGAGTGCGATAACTTGACCGACCTGCGCCCCTGTTTGTTAGTGCGGGATGCGGAATTACCAGCAGATGCGACCTGATTTCCACCCGATT